AGGAAGGCTCGTTTGGCCGTTCGAGCATAAGAAAACGGCCTCTTTTGAAAAAGGTAACATATGGAAGACCACTTACAGTTCGCTCATCTGTTGATGAAACGCGCCGAGAAAGATGCGGCGTACGAAAGGTATAATCACGCTGCGGCACATCTCAGGTTGGCGCAGATGGAACTAAGGTTAGCCGAGGTTATTTGTCAATCGGAACCAATAAACTCATTGATACCACGAGAGCATCGTGAAGCCGTAATCAAAATTGTTCGGTGGGTGGCATTAGGAAGCCCACCAGATTTTTTACAAAAGATTTACGACAAACAAAGTAGCAAAGAAGGTCAGAAGTTATGAAGTTCATATGTTCAATAGTGTTGGCGGTCGGTGTGTTACTTGCAGTGGCTCCAGCAGGAGCGGAGACGTCACGAGGTTCAGCGCGGGAAGTCCGAGAGGTTCGGAAGTCTGCTATGGCAGCACGAAAGTTATACAGGAATTACCTTCGCATCCGATTCCCGTGGCGTACCTGCACCGTTTGGTACACGGCGCGAGTGCCTTACCCTCCCTATATTGTGGGATACGCTTGCGGCACCTACGTGGTTTGTCGCAGGACTTACGGCAGAAACTATATTTGCAGGTATTAACAATGGAAAACGAAGTGCGGCAAAGGGCGTGGCTCATAATAGACAGGCGAGGTGAAGTGATGAGCATCTCGTTGTTGGACGAGGAGATGGCATGGGGTAGCGCCACCTTGTCTACAGGTCACGGAATAAACTTGCTGAAACAATGCGGCTGGAGATGCGTGGCTGTGTGGGTATCTCCGAGGAACGAGGATGTGATGGAAGAAGGACAAGGAAATGGGTGACATGAAAGAATACTTCGACGCCCTGGACGAGGAGATTGCCAAGCGAAAGGCTTCAATGGCACTGCGCTCTGTGCTCACGCTGCAAGCGGAAGGCATCAAGTTCACAGTGTTGAACGAAGCAGGGCCGCACCTTCGAGTTGGACCATTCGACTTCTGGCCGAGCACAGGAAGGTTCGTGCATCGCGCAACCAAGCGATGGGGGCGAACACTGGAAGGACTTTTGGCTTTACTAAAAAAGGAGTGTGATACGTGAAACGAGATATGCTTTGTGAAAAATGTGGCAAAGAAACGAGACAGCGATTCGGCTCACCTGAGCCGTTTACTGGAGAGTTTGTTTTAATGAAACGGGGAACCGTAAAGACCCCTTTCGTGTGTGATTGGTGCGGAAAGTCTGTGTCAGTTTCGGTAGCAGTAGCGTTATCAATTTTTACTACGACCCGACCTTACTTTACTTGGGAAGACGAGTTCCTAACGAGCATAGAAGATTATCCTCCTGGCAGTGCGGAGACGCCGTACGGATTAACCACACCAGAAGATTTCGGGTACGATACCAGTCACCCAGAATCATGGAGAGATTGAATGGCTTTAGACAAAAGAAAGAGAGGCAAACCGTACCGCACATATCAACCTTGCTACGCTTTACTGAATCACTTTCAAAGCGTTATTGGAGCGCACACGGGAGAAACTGCGACTTGTCTATATGGCTTTGAAGAAGCATGGGGCAAAGAGGCACTCGATAGATTTTTGACGGCAGATACTTTGTTAGGAATGTCAGAGGCTGAGCTTTGCAATAAAGTAAAATTGCGCCTCAAGGCTATTGGATGGAGCGTAGTTGAATGTGAACTGAGCTACGCCTCTAGAAAGGGAAGTGACACATGACAGACTTGAATCAGATAGGGACTCCAAATTGGTCCACCTACATCGCCGGGAAGGAAGAACCTTCCTACATCAAATTCACTTACGATGAGCGGCGTGAATTCGCGGCGGAACTGATAAAACAATGGTGCGCGGAAAAATTCAAAACTGTGAGCACCGTTGAAGTAGATGCCTTCCTCTTAAGGCATGGACTCTATTAGGCGGGGGCTTATGGCGTTTAAGAACCTAGATGATTTTCTTTTCTTTCAAGAGGAGCGAATGGTTGGCATCGGGTTTAACGCCGAGAAGGTCGCACTTTGTATCAGCGACATGAGGACCGGAGCCATCGCCTTGCTTGATGCGGCGCGGAATACCTCAAGGACTATCCCTCGGAGGAGCGCCCAGACCACAGACTTTTTCCAGGCCCTTGAGGCGTGGGTAGAGGGGAAGAAAAGGCAATACCGTGACTAGTGAGTTCCAGTTCCAGAAGCAGCTTGCCCAAGGGAAAGTAGGCGAGGCGATGGTAGCGAGATGGCTTGAGGGCCGAGGGAGCCGGGTAATCGAGGCCCCTTTAGTTGTTCAGAGGACTGGAATTGATTTTCTGGTCAAGAGCCCCAAGGTGACAGACTGGCTCAAGGTCGAGGTTAAAACAGACTTTGGGTATCACAAGTATGGGCGCGGCATATTTGTGGAGGAGTGCGTAGAAAGACCGAACGGCGTTTTTTCAATGAGCTGGGCCTATACCTCCGAGGCAGACTGGTTCTTCTTTATAACTCCGCCGTCGAGGGAGGTTCTAATATTCAAGGAGCCAGTGGAACATTTTTAACCCTCAAGAACTATGCCACCTCAGAGAAAGCCAAAAGGGCAAGGAATAAAGAAGCTGACGGCTCGGAGTATTGTGGCGTAGGATACGTGGTACCCTATCAAAAGATGAGGGAGGCAGCTTTTTCAGTCGTAACAATACCGTGGGAGCAATCACTATGAGATATTTAGCGCTTGGTTTGTTGGTCCTTCTTACGACAATCGGACTTGATGCGCTGATTCCAAGGAACGCGGCGGAAGCGTCAAGAGGCGAGGAGTGCGCTTGTAGGGAGCTTCAGGCTATTCGACGCATCTTAGAGACTCAATTTCAACTATCCTGCAATGCGGCACGCTGCGTCCCTGCCCCTACTCCGACCTCCCCTAACGGAGGACCCCTAGAATGAGCGAAAATGCAGCCTGCGCGATTTGTGGACGCGACATCATATGGTTAAGCCTGCGTGACGGGACTAAGGCGGCGTGTAATCCCACAAAAATGCTTCTAAGCGCCCTCCCCGTGGACCCTATAGGCGGGGCCAATCTTACGACCCTAATCACTGTCGAAGGGATTGCAGTCAAAAAAGAGTTCGAATACCCAGGAACGGACACGGAAGGATACTTGCCGCACTTCTACACGTGCGACACCTCCCCAGATAAAGCGCCCCTCGCAGTCTTGGTCCTTGATAGGCTTTGGCTCGGGAACCCTTCTGTCGGACCCGCAGACCCAGGCGAGGGTGGTCAAGGCGATGGCGGCGAAATCGAATGAACCCCATCAAGTGGTTTGTTAACCTATTTCCTCCCGAACAAGATGACTCTGCCGGCTGGGGGCCTTTCCGCCTTCCCGAAGAAGCGAAGTGGATTGAGCGAGCTGCCCAAATTCATGATTGGGAGTTCGAGAACGCATCAGCCGACGGCAAGCGATTGTCACAGATTGATATGGAATTTTTTGACCGCTTATGCTTGCTAGCCAAGAACATAGCCGGAGATGACCACATGCTCCGTTGTAGAATGTATGGGCACATCTGCAAGTATTGGTGCATAGCGCGAGATGTCGGGCGCTACTTTTGGGATTCCCCAGAGAAGAAGGGCTAGGGGGGTTAAGAGCCATTTAAGGAAACCTACGGCGCTTGTTACCTGGAATACATTCCTCGACTCGCGCAAAGGTCGTTCAGTCAATTAGACCGAGAACCTCAATAGTGAAACCTGGCTTTGCACGCTCTCGAACCCCCCTAGTTCTTACCGTCTCCGCCTTATCTCAGGCAGATTAGGTGCCAGCGCCTCAGGCAAAAAGGCGGCTTGGAATAGAGCCGAAGTGAACATACTTGCGGCCCTCAATGAACCATTCACATTTAGATGAACGCCATCAGTCAAATAACGCTTGAGCGGCCTCCAGTAGCGGTCCATACCTGGCCCGTTGTCGGAGTTGTTGCTGGTGTGAGCCTCAATACATACCCACGTAGTTACCTCGTATAGACACCAAGGATACGGAGTCACGGTCACATAGTCGTTGACCGAGTACGCCACAGAGGAAGAACTCCACGCGCCGCGACTCGTGTACAGGGTTTCGTTCTCGCTCGTCTCATTGTACCCAGCGAGGTCAGTCATCCGCTGAAGATTTATGACCATCACGTTATCAAGCTCTTGAGCCAAGGATAGTCCAACTCCTGGGAAGGTTTGATAAACGGCCCGAATAGGGGCGCTTGCATGTTGGCGGAAGCCATCGGAGCAGATAACAATCGGCAATCGTTGGTCCGAATGAGATGCTCGAGCGTAATCAATCACGGCTCTAAGTCCGGCTTCGTGCGCGTCGACCGTTCCAGTCGAATCATTCGCGCCAAAGTGAATTATAACCATGTCATATGGCCCAAGAGCCTTAAGCATCTCGCCCGTTCCCTTGAAAGCCTCATACCATTGCTGCGCCGTGTATCCACCAAAGCCGAAGTTATCAATCACCACGCCATATTGCTTTGCAGGATTCGCGGTGTAGAACCTGCCGTCAATAACATCAACCGCGGCGGTCCCTGCCGAAGTGAGCTTTAAGCCCGTATACATATGCTGGGCAGAGGTAGGGCCGGTCAAAGTTGGCGTGCGATACTTCACAATCGAAGAAAGTGGGCCCACGAGCCCAGGATTTATGCCGGTGATTGCATCCGTGAGTGTGAAGCTGTGACTCCAGTTCGCATTATAAGCCGTTCCGAGCGTTAGCGGCGCGGCATCGGGTCTCGTTCCAAGGAACAATTCAAGCTGAACTCCTTGCGTTGCGTCGAAGAAAGAAGACCACCGGAGCTGCGGACTTGTCGCGCTGGGCATCTTGTCTGCAAGAGCAATAAGCTTTCCTGATTGATAGTTTGCATTGCTATTGACCGCTGTCACTGCCATGTTCGGCAAGACTTTGGAGGTAGCCATAAACGCTGCGCCACCTGAGATTGGTTCGCGATTAATCTTCAACCATTTGCAACCGATATATGCGCCTGCCGATGCATAACCACCGTAGTTGCCTGAGCCGACCGTGGAGCATGGGGCGTTTCCGTATCGGAGCGCAAACTCTTGATTCAGAGCTGGTAAGTAGGTTTCACCAAATCCGCCATACTGCGTTTCTTGGCTATCTCCAATAACTGCGATTTTTACAATCTGCTTGCCTGCCTTCTCAAGGACCGCTTGGAACGCATCCGGGCAGGGCGTATAGCCGACCGGAACCTGCGTAAAATTTGCGTAAGGGGCTGGCATATAAAGTCCTTACAATATTTGCAGCGTAGCATTCACGCCCGTGAACACGGGAGTCGTTCCTGTGACCGTATAGTCTACACGGAGATACCTGCCAACTACTTTGGTCGTTGCAGGAAGAATCATTTGATGACTGCCGTTTGTGGTCATTGCAGTTCCGGCTTCAAGCTGTGAGAAGTTTGCGCCATCAATCGAGTGCATGAGAGCAGGGGTCATGCTGGGAGTTGTCCCGGTCACGGTGGGCACAGAGACCTGACACCCTACGGTTTTAGCGTCGTCTGGTATCTGAAAAATTGGGCTCGAAGTGCTTCCTGTAATAGTTCGAGCGACATCAAGTGCAACAATACGCGCCATAAATTAACTCCATAAGGTCAAGTCAGTCATTGCAAGCAGCATCACCTGCTCATACCCCACTTGGGTCATATGATTTCGGTCAGCTCCCGCACTATTGTACCAAGCCGCGGCGTTGGTTTCGATTGTGGGCTGCTCAAAGGTCAGGTCAATCTCGCATGTGTTCGGATATTTCAAAGCAAGTCTGCGCGACTCGTTCCGATAACTAATCAGGGTCGCACTGTCCGGATTGCTGATTGGAGTGGAATCAAATAGGCAGAAAAATAAATTCTCCATTCTTCCGCCCATCTCAGCCCAGCACTCACGGAAGTAGATAATGAGTCCTTCTAGGTTATCGGCAAAGCCTGCCGCCGTTGCGGAACTAGGTTGTGGATTAGGGCCAATCGAGGGCCAGTTAATATTTCCGTCATTCAATCCACTGTTCAGAGAAATCATCACCATTCGTTCATCCATGGCGACGTTTTGAAGGAACGTTGCTTCATCAAGAAATTGCTGAGTGGCCCGCTTACTTCTTCTTAGCGCCCTTAAATAATGCCAATAGCCTTGCCCACCACGCCCGACCATTGTGTGGACGCAAAAGCCAGAGCTCCGGTCTGTGTTCTCTAAGCATTGATAAAGGGCCATCATGGGCCCAGTTATGGTATTAGAGCCGGTGTGCCAGCGCACTTGAAGCGCATGGTTTCGAGCAGCAGCGGCAAGTGTGCAGCTGATTCGCTTTACAACATTTGCAGGCTTTCCTGCTGGGTTCGTCACGCCAGCATTTGCGAGTTCAGTATAAGGCGACTGACCAATTCTAATTGCAAGGTTGAAAGCCCCAGTCCCAGCTTCCTTGAGTTCTGCGTAGGTGCCCCATGCCTTCAAGTTTGCATTCACATTAACCGGGTGAGTCGTATCAATCTGAATCCCGTTGTTTCCGTTGACCTGAGTATCTCCGTTTTTTAGATACCAATAGTTATGAGGTGGAGCCCACTGTCCAGAAGCAGGCCCGTCATTCCCCTGGGAATCAGGCATCAACATGTCCAGCTCTGCTGGAGCTTCTCCGATTCTATTAACTCGCGAACCGTCGGCAATGTGGCTTTGCTTATAACCAAGCGTCGCACTTACGTTTCGATTTTCTGCCGCAGATGCAACCATGGTCCGGTAAATAGGAATACCCAACGACTCAACCGCAAAGCCTAGCCCGTGATTGCGCCCATGGCCCCCGAAAAGCGAATTGCTATCGGCAAGGTCAATCATGTCCACTCGCCTGGTGCGAATGGCCTCAAAGAATCGCGCTACTGCCGAACGGTTAAACACGGTCATGGATTACTTCCCTGAAACGTTCTTCAAAGCTTTGTGACTTAATGCACCTACGAGCGCGAGCTGGAGCACAAGGTTAATAACATTTTGCGCACTAGGATTTGCCAGAGCTTCTTGAATTGCGGTGACAACACCGGGATAGTCGGAGAGGCCAGGCACCTGCAAGAGGAGATAACTAATAATTGATTTCCAGCCATTGAGTCGGGCAAGAAGTGCTCCAAGCATAAGTCCTCCGGTTAAAGTTTTCTAAAAGGTATCACGGTCGGGATTACTTGTCTCGATAGTCGTTTTGTCTGTGCCCAGGATTCACGGTCCCAATGATACGGCCACCTTGCCTGATTCGCACTATAGGACTTCCGCCCTGAATTCGTTTGGCCTTCTCTGCTATCTGGAATCCCATGGACTGGGCGTAGTAGCGATGCCTGCCATCCTTGAAGGTATCGTAATATGGCAAGATGCCAACTACTTGGCCGTTCTCAGCCACGTACTCGAGTCGAGCAGACTTGCGCGGCGTAATAACGACCGGCTTTAATTCCCTTCCTACGGGCACAGGATTCTGCTGGTCGCTATGGCTCTTATGTGTTGTCTTGCTGCCCAGCTTCGCTTCGCCTTTCGGTTTGTGAAGAAAGATAACCGAATCAATTAAGTCGCCGGTCGGCCAAAACAGCCTTTCAGTAGGGGGAATATAGGGCAAAGGTTTCCCGTGGTCATCTAGTACAGAGCCATTCCTCTTGCCGTTAAATTGATAAGTCCAGAGAAAAAACACCTCTGCTTTCTCGTGCCTCTTGAGAAAGGTCGGCATGTCGACATCAACACAACCTGTGCCGTCAAAGCTGTAGTTGAATTTCCCGCGCGGCGCGGCGTGTCCACCATGCACTTCGTTCTTGTATTTCTTGCTTAGAGCACCTTCCCATGGGGAGTTTACGATAGAGCAATGAGGCGCAATCTTTGCAATCTCATCATGGTAGCGGTCAGGACTATCTAGGTTGTGCTCGCAAAAAGTCGAGAGTTCAATTTTGACGCTTGGATTATTTACCGCCACTCTCTCGTATCGTGCTGCCTCTTTCTTAGCTATGGCAAAATGCGCATCGGTATAAATGTGATTGTTTCGGCTCCACGTAAGCTGCACACGAACAAACTTGCAGCGGCCCGTTTTTATTATCTTCCTCACGACCGGCAGAGCATCGCCGAACTCGTTAGCGAATACGCCAAGAGCCCATCCCTCGGGGAATTCTCTTACCGCAACATCTTGGAACATTGCAGCGCCTAGTAAATCCAATCCAAAAATCATGTACCCTCACGGCATAAATATTCTTACGGGCCTGTCAGGTCTTCGCCCGTTATCTAAATGGCACCAGGATGGCGTCTTGCTTGGATGCTCCATCCAAAGGTTGAAAATACGGAGCTGGTCCGAATGTGCTGAAATGACTGCCTTCAATCCGCCGCTTTTGTCTACAAGGTCAATCGCTCGTCCCGTTATGTGATAACTTTTCCGGCTCCCGCCGACTAAATCGTTCATAGCTGCGGGCCTCCAACCACTTCGAACTTCTGCAACAATGCCAAGATAGTCGAGCAATCCATTGACCTGCTCCAATAGGACTTTGGCGTGCTCAATCACGTTGCTCGCCTTAAGCTCCTCGGCAAAATCCTTATCCCGGCCCATTAGGTATTGCTTGAGTGTTATCACGGTGCCCTTCCTTTGTTTCGTAAGAGAAGCCGGTGGGTGAAATTGATACATTGGCGCGTGAGGTAGAAAGCTTGTCGATTATCATCCAAGCCGTGAGGAACATCACCACAAGGTAAAAGATTGAAATCGGCACGTGCCTTTTAGATGTCGCTGCGCCTAGAAGGTCGTGCGCACTATCCGCCAAACCTTTGAGGGTCGAGTCCATGTTCTGGGTGTGTGTCGCCACTTTCTCGATTGCCTTTTCCAAGTGTTCAATCCTATCTAGTTTGCGAGTCGCTACATCTTTGAAGTCCGTTAGGTCTGATAAAACTCTAGTGGTTCGTTCCATAAACACCGACACCCCACATGCTGGACCCTCCGCTTTGCGGTGACGTTCGCAGTCTATCTCATGTGTCGTCTGTGTCTTCATATTAAGTCTTCATGATGAAGTTTACAGTCAGAAACGCTTGATTTTGACCGCCTGTGACTGCGCTGCCCTCTCCTATCCCTGTTGAAAGTATTCCAGAGCCGCCGGTCACGTTGGTGCTTGGGCCAAAAGTGTTATCGCCGCCCGACGATGAGGTGTTAGCGGTCCCTGAATCACTGGTAGGTGTGTCGATATCTCCGAGGACTCCCGTTGATTGATTTCCGACCGTTCCAGTGAACTGCGCGTGGTTATGTGTGTGGTTACTGCCTGTGGTGTCGCCGCTATATGAGGCGTTAGTCCCTGAGCCACTTGACGCACCTTGTGCTCTATTTGCGCCGGAGCCGTTTGAGCCTCCCTCTTTTGCGCCATAGGTGTGGCTATGTGTCCCTGATGAAGCTATCGCAATCGTTGCGCCTGTTGCTTGTGTATCATGATAATGAGCGCGAGAAAGATGGTTATGAGAGGGGCCAGCATGTACGTGGGTAGGTTGCCCGTGTACGTGGTTCGCCATGTCATGAGTATGGCTCGCTATTGTGTGCAAGTGCGCTGGAGTCGCGTGCTGGTGATTGAAAGTGCCGCCCGTCTCTCCGATTGTATCGCAAGCCGCCTGCGCCGCATCACGTCCTAGCGGCATTCTCTGCTTGAAGTTTGGAAGGTTAAACGTTGTGCTGCCGTCGCCCACGCCGAATGTCGTGCCAATAAGCGCAAAGAGCGTTGCGTAGGTGGTTCGGCTTACCGCAGTTCCATCACAGAGCAAGAAGCCTGTAGGCGCGGAGTTCGTCGGCCACATGAATATGCTGCCTGGAGGCGGAGCGAAGTGGAGCGTAGCATCAGCAATGTGGTTATCAATCGTGGTGTGAAACGGCAAATTCGACCACGTTGACCCGTTCCAAGTCTCAAACTTATTTGAACTAGTGTTATAGCGCCGCGCTCCTGTCGGCAAGTTCGTGTCTGTGCCAGCCTGAGTCAGAGAAATCGCGGCAATGTCGCGGTCTTTCAATTCGGTCAGTACGTCCGTGTATAAGCTAGCGGTGGTAGGATTGTTCCAATTTGCCATAACTAAATTCCTCTAGCGTTCCAGCGGAAGTCACACACAACTCTAGTTCCCGTTCTATCGTAAATTTCTACATTGAAGTTCGAGTTGTATGGCGAGTCCTTAAACGATACCACGGGCGTGAATGGAAGGTTAGCTGTTCTTTGCGCTGGGGTAGGCATAGGCGTCACTGTCAATCCTTCAACGTTAATAAAAGGCCGGTTAAAGAACACCGCCTTGCCTCTTCTTAAGACCTTATGTGTCCCGCTTTGTGTGCCTGAAGTATTTATGATGGTCCCTTGAGGTTCCGCGCTCACGTTAAATGTGTTGGTAGATGGACTTCGGCAGAAATAAATTGTGTCAACCGAAAGCCCAGTCGGAAGTGCGCCCGTGGTTGTAAACTCAAACTGCTGGCCCTCGACCATTCCATGTGCCGTAGCGGTAACGACTGCGGGACTTGCAATTGTGATTGTGGCAGTAGTTTCAGTGTCGGGCGTAGGCGGGCCTGGGCAGGTCTCAGGTCCACCGCTATCCGAGATTTGCTTTACATCAAGCCGTAATTCCGCACTCCTCAATTGGTAAAGTGCATCACTCCCAGTTAAAGATGTAGTGTCGCAATTGACCCTTAGGTATCTAAATGAAGGGACAAGCCATCTGAAAGCGTATTCAGAGAGTTCCTGCTTCTCAACTACCGTGTAGGTTGTGCCGTCGAGCGAATGTCTCAACACAAAATTGAACTGAACATCTCCATCAATCTCGGTTATGTCAGCCGTGAGCGTGATAATAGTTGGCGGAAGAACTGCCCCATAGTCGATATCATCCCACTCGATACCCGAGCCACTCTCAGTTGGTTGCAAGTAATATGGATAGCCATCATCAATCTGGTCTTGAATTGTTGTGTAGCCTTCAGCCGTGAAGTGCGTTGCCCATGTGGCGGTTTGGTCAACACCTCCCAAAAATGTGGTCCCTTCTACGGCCACAAAGTAGTTACTCGTGTCATTTGATGCATCAATCGTAGTCACTTCTCGTAGGATATAGTCAGGGGGCTGAGAGACTACGCCAGTGACTGATGCCTCTGCGCCTGCGTTACCTGCTGAATCAAACGCTTGAAGCCAATAGGTGTAGGTTCCGCCCACAAGCTCGATGGTTGCAGCAAACGTTGCAGAAACCTGGCCTACTTGGACAGCTCCGGCAAACGTGGCTCCCTTGAAAACTTTATAATATGCGATTGGTAAGGTCCCTGAGCTTGGGGCCTGCCATCTCAGAAGCACGTTGTTATCTACGACTTGAATCGAAATGCTTTGCGGGACTGTTGGAACTTGAACAGTGACAGAAGCACTTGCAGCCGTTCCTATGTTCCCTGCAACGTCTCTTGCAGCAATCCAGAATCTACGCTCACCAGACCAGCTAATCTCCTCAAGATATAGCGTTGCCTGCGTTGCCCCTATTGGTGTTCCGCCTGCAAAGCTTGTGCCGTAGCGAATGAGATAATCGAGAATCTGGAACTGCCCAACTACTTCGTTCCATTCCAGTCGAACCTGTGAGCCGACAATGGCAGAGGTTATGATAGGAGCTGCGGGGCCGTTTATATTCAGAAGTGCAATCGTTTCAGAGGCCGAGCGATTGCCTGACGTGTCGACCGCCTTGATTGCAAACTTATAATTTCCTGATGCAAAAAGATTTGCTTGAAACGTTGTCCCGCTCACCTCTGCTAGAATCGCCATTGCCCCGTATGAATCGGATGGACTACCAACCCGGAGTTCATAAAAGTCAACATCTAGGTCAGAGATGGCATTCCATCCTAACACTACGCCGTAAAGATTTGCCTCGGCTGCAAGTCCCACAACGTTAGAAGGCGGAGCTGTTTTGCCAACGACCGTGTGACCAAGTACGGTGATGTAGTCTGAATAAACGTTCAAAGCGTTCTTCGCTCTGACTCTCACGTCATAAGCAACGCCATCTTGCACGTCAAGAATCCACGCATATGAAGAGTTGCCAGGAAGTAGAATTGGCGCGCTCCAAACTCCGCTAGAGCTTTGCTTCCATGTCAATTCGACATTGCCACCGCCTGATATAAATCCATCAGTCGCTTCGTCCCATGTCGCTTTGATGCGGCTTACAACCGTTCCGTCAATCGTTATGTATAGCTCGCTCGTACCAGAGAATAATTGTAAATTGGTAAGCTCAGGTACGTCATATGGGCTCGGTAAATCCGTGTTACCGGATAGGTCATAGCTAGTTTCTTCGCCATTGTTCCAGTCGTAGATTGCAGCGGCAGTCTCTCGCGCAATTATGCGAACACCAAAACGTGGCACGCCATTCGAGTCGTCTTCTAAAGTCGGCTCAACCTCTTGCGGCATAAAAAGTTTAGGCAGGCCCGTTGCAACGACTATCGCGTCTCGTGTCCACGTGTATGGATTAATCGCCGTGTGGCCTTTGACCTGCATCCCAGCGACAAGAATTCCCTGCCCGACTGTGCCTGCGTATCCGAGCGACACTCCATCTGGGCTATTATGAACGGAGATTAGACCAATGCCGACTCCAATCGAGGTCTTGGTTGCCTCAACCTCTACCCATCCACTGCCAAGGAGGCGCGTTTTAATAGAGGTTAACCCCGAACTGCTTACGATGGCTCCTGTAGTCAGATTGATAATTGCCGCAAGATTCGGAGCGCCAAATGGCGTGCCTGTGGCATCTTCCATGTAGCATCGAGCAAAGCCTCTACCCTCTGCCTTGAGTATCCATTTCAAATTGTATGTGAGACCCGCAATAACCTGAAACGATTGCGCTACTGCATGAAGTGCGTTTGCAGTAGTTTCATTTACTCGCATTGCAGGGCGGTTATTCCCAAAAGGCGTCGTGGTAGAAACCGAGTCAATTGTAACCGCGTAGTATTGCCATACGCTTGTTTTAGTCAGGTCCTCGCTCCATAGCAAAAGATTCTCTCGGGGGTCGCCCCACCCAAGCCTTGAGTTCACAAGGCAGATAGGTTCGCCGACTTCCACCGGCAGCGCTTCCATGTTGAACGTTGCGCTGACCTCTATCTGCTGCCGCGCCTCTTCAAGTAGAATCTTTGCAAGGCGCTGAGCTGTTGTTTCGCTTGTGGTTAAAGGAAATTGCACGTCTTCCCAGACTCGCTCATTATTATCGAGACTCTTGTAGTAGTCGTTTTTTACAGAGGGAAAATCATCTTCAACATAATCCTTGGTCTTTGAAACGAATGTCCCGCGCACGCCGTTGAATACATCGCGCCTAGAAATCTTCGTTTGAACATTCATTTCACTTATAAGGGCCGACTCATCGAGTACGATTCGTGGAGTGACCCAAGCCGCTGGAAAGAGTTTCCACTTGCCGCCCGTGTACGTGAGAGTTCCGCCACAAGCCGTGAGCATTTTTTCAAGGATATTTTGCGGAGTATCTTCGCCCGTGAAAACTCCGTTGATTGTGTAGCGGGCTTCTGTGCTCCCGTCGGCTCGTGTAAGTATTTCTGCGCACGTTTTTTGTGCGTCATAAAAGGACCCTGGAACTCCGGGCGTCGTTTCAAGCTCAGAAAGAGCGCAACCAAGGCCGTAGTTGGGTTCCATCAAATAATCTGCAATGACCAGAGCTGCATTGTTGGAATAAAGCGTATTTGCTAACTCAAAGTCGTAGACTTTTTTGCCTTCGATAACAAAAGAAATTTCAGGCACACCACTTGGGAAAATAATCGGGTCCCAAACTAGAATCAGAAATACGTGTGCTCGATTCGTCTGCTTATGGTCTGCGGTCCACTTGGTAGGATGCCTTGCAATTGCATCGGAGATTGCTGCATTTGCAGGAGCGCCGCTGTTAACCGCCATAAAGACTTTGTGGTCTGCATTGCGATACCGATTATCATCTGGGTTGTAGATTTGCGTGCTCCACCTTCCGTCTGGCAAAGCTCCGAACAAAACTTTCTCGTTATCAAGCCAAAGCTCTACTCCGCCCACGGTATTAATCTCGTGAGCCGCAAGAGTTATAATCATGTCCAAGCTGCGGCGATTGTCATAGGTGCTGATGAAGCTAACTAGACCACCTATCTTTGTTTTGCCGTACACGATTTGCCATGGCGCAATTTCATAGGCAAAAGATTGCTTGGCTCCTGTCGTCTCTGAAATCTTTACGGCTTTAATCTTTCTACGGATGCGATTTTTAAAGGCTCTGATTGCCTTCTTGTTGGTAGGAAGGCGCAAGCGCTTGCGCTTGATGTAGTCATCAACATCGGCACGAGTTACCGACCATCGTTCCCTGACTTCCTTTCTGGTTAAGGTGGTCATCGCCTGTTACTCTTTTTTTGTCTTTTCTCTCTCGCTGCTCGTCTCTTATCAACTTGCCGCTGTGTCTGGCCCCAAAAGCCATCCCATTTTGCAGCCTTTCTAACGAACTCAAAGCCTTTGTCTGAGGGGTAGAATATCTTTTGTGACTCGCTTGTGAAACGAAATTCCCTAGAGCGGTCCATGTCAACTAGTCTGCTCTCATAGGAAATTGTTGCTTTCGGAGCTGATGCGCTATCGTCGAGTGTTGGCACGTCAAGCTTTCCAATGAATAGAAGAAAAGGAGATGTAACTAGAGCCCCTGTTGAGTCAATTGCGCCTATCCACACTTTGCCACTAAGACCCTGCTGCGCGTTCAAGAGCGTCGAAACTACTTCTTGCGGTATTCCTGCAAGGGAAACGGTCAACTCTTGCGCTGAGCCATCATCCATTTCAGCCCCGCCTGAAACGTTCTCAAGCCAGCCGTTCCCAAAATAGGTGTTGCCATCAAAGCTTAAGTCACCAAGGCCAGTCCATAGGCGCAAGAATCCAGCTGCAAACTGGCCCTCATAAAGAAATACAGGGCGCGTCGGATTCGCCTGTAGCTCGTTTTTAAGCGGGACCGAGAGCGCTCGGGTCATATTGCCTCAATGCACGAGAACGAAAACTCATAGTATTTGGTTTCATCAGCCGCATAAACCGGGTTGGTTGTTTGCGTCAGTCGAAATAGACCGCGGCAATTGCGCGTCAAAACGTTCGAATTATCTAACGGAGCCGAGCGGAGGCGCGGCCATATATCAAGTGTTGCCTCCCCACTGCCATTTGAATCCACATCATTCAAAACCTTATAGAGCCTCTGCTCAACCTCTATGTAGTCACCGGCTCTTATGACGTTGGTTATGCTCGTGGGCAAGCCGTCAACGAGCAAAGATTGGCCGGTCTGGCCTGCGCCCTTCACAAGAACTCCGGTGGAACCGTAGCCCCTAGGCTCCGCTGCGAGAGGGTCCCCCAGGTAAAAGGTCCCTTGAGGTCCGTTTAGTTTGAGAAGCCAGGAAGTCCACTCCTCGGCTTGGTCTCTCGTGAGGGTTGGAAGCGTTATTTCTGCGCCCCATGCCATGCCTGAGTGTACGTGTATGTGCTCCTTCATCGTGTATGGAGAGCGCGAAATAGCCACGTTGCTGACCGCAAAAAGGTTTACCCGCTTTGGTCCGGGTGTGCTGGGCATCTCAAGTGGGTAAGCTATTGCCATTAGTAGTCGGCTCCCCTTCCGCCGCGCATATTCGATTCTCTAATCATCGGATAGATGCTGTTTATCACGTTGGCTTCTATCTGCCTTGCTGCGTCCAGTATTGCCGCCTCTGCGCCTGCTGCCGCGCCTCTCGCATCAATGTTAATGTGAGTCGTTCCTGGTCTTTGAGCCAGAGGCGTGTTGTCAGGCAGGTTTGGATTCCCCTTGTTATTCAAGCCAGGCGCTGAAACATTGTATGGGGTCCCTGTTATCACAGGCGTTCGAATCACGCCGCCCCCAAATGGGTTGCCTGTGGCCGGAGTATAGACGCGCCCCGCAAGTCGAGAAGCCATTGTGCGGCTTCTGCCGCCTGCGCTGCCGCTTCTGCCCGTTTGAGCTGTGGCGGTTTCTGACATGTCGCGCTCGCCTTCGCTTGGCACACCAGTGGGCATTATGTTGCCCATGCGCTCCATGACTTCTTTGGTCTTTTCGTCGTACTCCGTTTTTACTTTTATTTTAATTGTGCTTTGAACTTCCTTGGGAATTTCTTTCAGGTTCTTGCTGAAGTCCTTTAGGTTCTCGCGCATCTTGTTCCACTCTTCTTGGAGCTTGGTGGACATGGCTTCCATGTCACCAATGATGGAACCTGCAACCTGGTCTGTTGCCTCAGACCATTCCTTGAGTGAGTCAACACCGCGCTGCTTCGCGGCGTCCATTAATGCTTCAACGTATTCAGGGTCAAAACCTTGGGCCAGAAGGTACTGCTTGAGCCCCTCCATGGTTTTAACTCCGGCCTCCATTGCCTCAACCGCAATGTCTTTAAAGGCTTTTACTGACTCACGGCCTTGGCCTGCGCCGTCGATTAAATTCTGGAATGCTTGGCTGATTGCGCCTATAGCTACAAGACCAGGCTTAAAAGCCTCTGCTGTGTCGCGAATGTAGGAATTGAAAGCAAGCCAAGAGATAGTGCCCTTCATTGCGGACTCGAGGAGAGCTTCAGAAATTTCCTCGAAAGTTAATCCTAAATCGAGCATTAAAAGTTTTGCGTTATCAATATTACCTGCAAGAGTTGTACCCAAAATGTAACCAAGCTGTGCGCCGATGTCGTCGGTAATTCCACGCAACTCTTTCATGGCTTCGCCGAGCCCGAGGAATGTGCTCTTTGCCTTCTCGCCCCATTTGTCCATATTGGAAGTCCAGACGGGGGGGCTCTTAGTCCCGTCGGCATTCCAAGTTTCGTTGAAGTCCTGTGTTAATTTCTTGCCCTTAAAGTCGCCGTCAAAATAGCCACCGAGTTTCCCATCGGCTCCGTAATATCTTACCTTTTCGAGGTCTTTGAATTGCTCCTCTAACCACTGCTCAAACTTAACACGCATCTTTGATTCGGCATGGTTGAGTCCTGTTTTGAAAACTGTCCCAACCATTTCGCCAAGCTGGCTGCCAAGAGCTGCGCCTAGTGCGGGTTGCCCAAAGTAAGCGCCGACGATAGTTCCAACTACAGCCCCCGCCTGAGCGCCAGCCGCTGAGTTTGTGTTTGGCTTATTCTTTTTAGTGAATGAACCCGCAACGGTGCCTGCCGCGGCGGCGTATTCGCCGCCGCTTGCCTCAAAAGCTCCTCCGCCTTGAGACTCAGTGCCAGAGCTGCTCCCTTCTGGATATATGAAAGAGCCATCGTTATTCTGCCCGATTGGCTCTACTTTTTCACCATTCTCATTAAAATATGCTTGCCCAACTGATGTCGCAATTTTGCCAATAGAGGTCCCGTCGCTAGGGGTCGAGTCGCCGTCGGACGTGAAGGATTCTAGTACTTTTGCAAGATAGTTGCCGAGAGCAATTCCAAGGTCGGCAATGCCTTGTATAATTTTGGGATTTTCAGTAACGCCAGTCTCGAATGCCGCCGTAAGTGCCCCTGCCAAGCTGGCGCCAAAATCGACGATGGCACTCTTCCAGTCTGTATCATTGCTGGAGAGATTGAATGCTTCTTTAAAAGCACTCCCGACTTCGTTCGCGACTTGATTGTATTGCTCTTTCGCTTTTTGTGAAGCTTCCTCGCTGGCTTCGATTTGTTTTTTCTTAAAATCTGCTGCTGCATCTGCAAACTTCTCACGATACTCTTTCCCTACTGCGGTTGCTCCAGCATTAGCTAGGTCATCTGCCCTCGCTCTACTTTCGCCTTTGCTATTTTTGTAACCTGAACCCCACGACTCAATCATTCCATCGCGGGTCGCGTCTTTTAGTAAAGCAATGTAATGTTCAAAAGAAGCCTTATTGAGGCTCTTGATAGCTTCCTCTATTCCTTTCTTGGCGTTGTCGCCAACTTGCTTTGATGATTCCTTATCGAGCGAATCATTGAATTTCTTCGTTTCCTCTGCTGCGGCTTTCATTGCCTCAGCGATTCTCTTGCCTGCGGCTTCTGCTTCCTTTGCCTTTTCGTTAGCGGCTTTAAGTGCAGCACGCTGCTCGGCAGCTTTCTGCCGGCGCATTTCCGAAAGTTTTTCCTCGGAGCGTCTTAGCGACTCACTCGCTTCGACAAGAGCCCAATAATCTTTTTCAGCCTCCTTTAGGTCAGTCGATAGAGAGCCTTTAATCTTGCTCGCCGCACCTTGTGGGTTGGTTAGTATATCGCTTAATGATATTGGCCCAGTTTTTTGAGCCTCCTGAATCAGACTACCGATTTTTATCGCCTGCCGGTCTATTGCGGCTTGCGCTGAGTCCCCAAAAAGGACATCAAACATTCTTGCAAGCTCGCTAAACTCAGAAACAAGGCCGGGAATAACCTTTGCGGCCATGCTTCCGAATATGCCTGATACCGTTCCAACACTTTCGCCTAACGCTTGCCAGTCGATTTTATTTACAGCAGCTTCAAGTTCTCGGTACGCTTCCGCAAAGTCAGCGTTATTATTGATTGCCTTGCCCATCGCGTCCAAGCCATCTTTAATAGCTTGGTTGTACGCTTGTTGAGCATTGGCCACGGAGTCAGTCACAGGCGCAAGCTTGTCCATGTTGTTACGGACGGCCTCTACTGCGGCCTCTTGCTTCGCTAGTTTTTGTTCCTGACTAGTTAGGACATCTTCCCAGCGCTTACCCGCAACTGCTGCAATGCCATTCGCCTGTGCATATTTGCGATAGGCCGCATCGGCATCAATTGTTATGCCAATTGCCGCTAGCTGTTTCTCTTTGACAGTAGCGAGGCCGTTTATAAGATTATCAAGCGCGGTCCCTGTATCTTGGTCGAGCGTATTTGCAACACGTCCAGCGTACTCCGCGAGCATTGCAAAATTTTGATTTACCTGCGGGATACCTTTAAGCATTGCCTGGTTGGCAAGCTTCATCAGTTCGAATTTGCCGACGAGTCCAAGCGTAGCTTTGGAAGCCGCGTTTATAGAAGCAGAACTGCCGCCGAGCTTCTGGAATCCTTCAGCGATTGACCCAGCTGCCTCACCCCTCTTAGCGAGGTCAACAAGTGCATTTTTTAGACTGTTAATTGCGACAATGCCGCCTAGAACGGCTGCGCTCTTTGCAATTGCTCCAATGTTTTTGAAAACACCGGTAACATCTTTCTCCAGCCTTTTGAATTGGCCGGAGACCTGCCGCATATCGTTGCCAAGCTTGGCAAAACCAGCTCGAATCTCGATTACATATTCATAAGCCTTTGCCATAGGTCAAGCGGTCCTTATGATGGAAACATGGCAGTGGCCTTCTTGAGATGCGCAAGGATTTGCTCCGGCGACATTTCCCGCTTCCCTGAGCGAGGTAAATTGCCGAAGAAATCTGCTGGCTCCAGTGGAGTATCTCCCTCCTTTCGGTGGATGTTACAGAGAATACTAGCAATCAAGCCGGCTCGGTAGTCCTCAACTTGCTTGTGGAGAACGTGCCGCTCGTTTAGCGAGTCGAATTGTGCTGGTGTAAGTTCCCAAAATTCTTGCTCTGAGAGCCCGAGGTCATATCGAGCAACGGACATCAGCTCCAGCCAACCTAGCTCTGGACTGTCGGCGTCTCTGGAATCGCTTGCGCTGCCGGAGCTTCTTCTTTTTTTTCGGCAATGCCGCTTTCCATCATGCCAATCAAAATATCTTTGACCTGCGTGGCCTGACGAATGGAAAGGGAGTCAGCAACATCCTCGACGGTAAGAGTCGGGTTTGCTTTGACAAGTCCTGCCCAAATCAAAGAAGCAAAAGTCATCGGCGAAGGCTCGGCCCATACTTGTGCATCAAAGGGGTTTAGCCCTGTCACTTTCTGGAACCGAGCAAGCAAACCAAACGAACATCGAATGGTATGCTTTGTCTCGCCAATCATTATTTCAACTTCAGGAATAGCCTGCGCTACTTCTTTCATTGTCTACCTATATTATCATACCCAGGTCGGGAAGCCGGTCAGTTTGACTGTGACTGATGCTGACAGAGCCTCTTCCGTCGCCGATGACGGTTGGAATGAGGTCACAATACCTTGGAAGCTCCAGGTTGTTCCAGCAGAATCGGTCCAAATCAATTTAAAATTTCTACGAACACGGTTTTTCATGTCATTAATAAGTGCCTGGTGCCCAGCTGCGGCAGGCAAGAAGTTCAGAGTGAAGCTTAATTCGCCTGGGTCAATCAGCGAGGTGATGAACTCTCGGGTATTATTCTGAGAGTCCATGTTGGTAACGTCGATAACCGCCGCCGCCATGTTAGGGCCGGACACGGTTTTGACTTCAGCAATCGTGGTGAAGGCCTCAGTCCCATCAGCGCCGCTTGCCGTAGGAGTAACAGTTCTAGCAGTAATAGTACCGGAACCGTCGCCTGGCGTTGCGCCATAATCTGCATCCCAATATTGCTGGAACGTCTCATTGGCGTAGAGATAAGCAACAACCTGTGCAACTGTTGCAGTCGTAGGGGCGGTGATTGAAATTGCATCAGCAGTCAAAGTCGTTGTGACAAACGATGAACCCGAAACAACTACGGTGATGTTTTTACCGTTGCCAGCAGCCCCTGCAACTGCTCTCTTGATTCGAATTTTCTGATTGGAGGTACCCCACTCAACGAATGCTGCGGTGCCTGCTCCAACTCCGCCGTCGCCAATTTTGAGAAGTGTGCCGAATCCTGCTGTTGCTGAAGATGGAAAGCCCATTTGTAAATCTCCTTAAACTGTTTACTCGAGCGGACCCCCGCCGCCTTCATCCGTGGTTGCCTCGCGTATCATAACCTTGAACATCATAGTTCGTCTATTTAGTTTCTCGTCCCACTCATACCCAGTGAACTCGTTCTCTGGCAACACACCAACGATATGGGCATTGATGGACGGCACAGGCTCCGGCGTTCCCCTGTAACCTGTGCAAGTATACCGGATTCCGTGCGCTATCTCGGCAGCTTTGCCAATGGATGGCGCATAAACATCAACTTGGAAATACGCCACGATGAACTGGCAGGTATTGCGGAGTGTATGCGTGAAAGAAGTCGAGACCCTTTGGTAGGTGATATATCCTTTCTCTGGGTCTTTGCCGTCAGGCGCTGCCATGTGGTAAAGGGGCGCTTCGTGTAGCGTCGAAACAGGCAAAAGAAGCCCATAAAATAGCTTCTCTGGCGCGAGTCCTGCTGGTGGCGGTGCCATTATTTGCCTAGAGCCTCATCTAAAGCGTTCTTAATGCTTGTGGTCACAATTTCGTGAATTCTTTCTTTATTCTCGACCCAGGCCGGGGTTATGTAAGGCCTTGCAGGCACTTTGATTGAAGGATTAGAGGGATGCCCATGCCCATGCTCTATCATGTGGGCGTAGTAGGCTTTCTCGCTCGCGGGTCCGGCCTTAGCTCCCGTCTCATCTCCCCTTTGAAACGTCTTAACCCTTACACTTGCAAGTAATGCTCCACTATCTACTGCGCCAATGGCTGAAATTTTGGCCCTTATTGCCTCCGCCATCATTTGCGCGGCCTCTCGAACTCCGTTCCTCACAATGCCGCTCGCTACTTTAGGCGCAACCTGAGCGAGTTTCTTTGCAATTTCGACTCGATTCGGGAACTCCGCTCGGACATTATCGCCGCTCATTTTGCCACCTTGGTCGCTATAAGCATGAGCCCTTCTCGCCGACCCATCTCCTCGATTCGCTCTATCCGGTAGATTTCCCCATAGTAACGAATAAAATGCTTTTCTGTAATGCCTGTAATGGTCCTGACAACGAAGGCAATGGAGCGCTCAGAGGTCGTTCTGTCGCCTTTAAATGTCTCGCTCCCTGCTACGTCCCTGACAGAGGCCCAGAGTGTGGCGTAAGTCACATATGGCGCGTTGTTGACCTGGGTCGATATGTCCCCGATAGAGTAATCATCAGTCGGAACCTGAGTAATTATCTCGACTCGCCTATCAAGTGTGCCTGCCTTTATCATGGGAATCTAAATAATCTGTAGGGATAGAGTATTCTCTCAAAACTGCGGTCCATAGAGTATCTTATTGTTCCGGTCCCTTCATCCTCTCGGTATGAATACAAGGTCCCTGCAGCCATTTTTATGGCGTGCTTTATGCCAGCAGGAACATCCGCTGCGGTTGCGTAACCGCAAGTAAAGGTTATTTCTACTGCATTTATCTTGTCAGAATCAGTGATAGGCCACGTGGATAACGCACTGGAAAGGGCAATCCGGGCTGGTTCTCGCTGGATGTCTACTTGGTAATCTGCGCCGCTCATAGTTACGGGTGAACCCGCGGAATCATAATAAACTACGCTGCTGACTGCCGTAATCGGAGCCATTGGAATCTCTATTTCGCGACAATCAGGGAACCAGTCTAACAGTAGTTTCCAGGTCTGTGGCCGCAGTGCGCGATTGCAATATTTTTCTGCCTCCAACGTAACGGCTTCAACTATAGAAGTTAAGTATGCGTCTTCTGTTGTATCGCTCAGGGCGTGCCTAATGTGAAGCTTGATTTCTGCAAGCGTAACAATCGCGGCACTTGGGATAACTGAGTTGACTAACATTTTTACTCTTCAGTTTCTTCTGACTCTTCAGACTCTTCGACCTTCTCTTCGACTTTCTCTGCCTCTTTTACAGGAGCCACAACTACAGGCGCGGGCTCTGGTTTTACTTCCTCGCGTGACTCAGCAAAGCCGCCCATGATGAGCATAAGGGCTTCTGAATTCTCAAGGTCATAATCTTTTAAAGCTTGTCGCACGCCGTCAGGTGAGCAAGAGGTTGTCAGCATTTTAATTTTCATAATTCCTCTATGGAAGTTCTTCGCCTATTGGAATAAAGCCGGAGCCTTGGAGCCCGGAAGGAGCGAGCTGTGAGGCGTCGACTGTCACGCCCGTATCTACCACAAAGCCGCCACTGATTAGCATCGTTATTTCTGATGCTCCGGTGGTTTCGTCGATATACATGAATTCGTTGGGGAGAAACGCGCCACGAGGTGAGCAGGAAGTTTTGAGGGCTCGAAGTTTTTTGTATGCCATGGCTCCCTCGCAAGAAAGGCGCGGCAGGGCAAAACATCACCCCACCGCGCCTAATTTGTTAAGGCTGCTTAATGCCGCCGCCTAGAACTGCAAAGGCGGAAACATCCAAGTTACCTGCATCATTCGCCGTAGGCGTAATGGTCAAACGAAGGTAACGCTTTGTGCCAACGTATCCAAGCTGCTTGAAGGTATTATCATCTCCAAAAGCAAAACTCAGATTGGCCGCAACCGTACCGCCGCCAACAATGTCTGCCACGCCGACTGCCGTTGCTCCACTCATGCCGGAATCATTTGACTCCTCAAGAGTAGCCGCAAAAGTAGCATTCGCGTCAGTCAGGTCGCCCGTTTGGATAACAATACCCACACGGTCATAACCTTGACGGTCAAGAATCTGCGAAACAACCGCAGAGCTTGAGTTGGTTTGACGCAAAGGAGAAATGAGTCTCCTCATTGCCAATGTGTTTAGAATATCGTTGCTCATGTAATACTCCTTGAATAATTGTTAAACGTTATTAGGCGAGTTTCACACGAACGAACGCTTCAGCAAGTGCGGGCATCCCGTCGACTTCTTGGCGACCGATAAATCCAATCTGGCTATTGAGAGCAAAAAGCTCGTTCAATCGCTGAACTTGGAAATTCATACACTCTGCAATGTGGTAGAAGCTGAAGTCCGCAATGGCTCCAACATACTGACCAGTCGAGAAAGTGTTAGGCATGAATTCGCTGTAAAGAACCGGGATTCCTAACAAGCGGTCGGGCTCTCCGTCTCTCGTGCTCTCAGCCCAAATGTAGCGATTTTCCGCATCTTTGAGCTTAGAAATACGGAGTACGGCATCACGATGGAACATCCACGCTGCACGATTCCAGTACTGACGCTTGAGTGCAAACTTTGCATTCTTCAAACCGTCAATCGTTGGAGATGAAGTGGTGTTATCCGTCGAAACGTCTCGGCTGGTAGGCACGCCAAGGTTGCTTGCGACCATGAAGCCTAGGGGCTGAGCTGCACCGGAACCAAGGATGAATCCTTTCTCCTCAGTCACGGCAAATTTGTAGCCGAGCCGCTGAAGTACAAGGTTATCCGAAGGAACCGCGCTGTTCTGCAAGAGCTTCATCGAAATCTTGGCAAGTTTTGCCAACATGTTCGGTGACAACTCACGCTTGCCGGTCTTCATTGCGGTGTCTTCCTGGACCGTTCCAACTTCGGAGGTCCAATCAGCATCGCTCATGTCGGTATCAAGAGTGGGGTATCCAAGAGAAGAAGCCTTCTCAAGCTGGAATACAGTAGCGCGGCTCTTGAGCTGCACCGTGTCATCCACAAACTTAAGCAAGGTATTGATGAACTGCTCACGAGGGACAAGAAATCCACCGTCAGGCAGGGACCCTTGGCTCAATGCGCGGACTTCATCGGCCTTGATTGCTTGCTCACCACGAACAAAATAGCTCTGGAGCGCCTTGCGATACTCTGCGCTATCCGTTCCCGTGCTCTTGGTTTCAGCAGCCTTCCCTGAAGTCGAGGACTCTGAGCCCATGGAATTCAGAAGTTTTTCTGCTTTCTCTTGCTGCGAATGGCGCTTGGCAGTTTCGTCAAGCTCATTTGCCTCAGCGAGGAACTTGTCATAATTAGCCGACTCCTCAGCGGTCAGAGAGCGCTTCTCTCCTTCTGCCTTGGTAAGAATTTCACGGCCCTGGTTCACGGCTTTCGCACGCTTCTCCAGAAGCTCTTTAATGTAATTACTCATTTGATAAATCTCCTATTTGGTTTGCTTCTTGTGCGACCAAAGGGCCACGGCGCCGGTCAAAGGACCAACGTGGCTAGGGTATCAGGTGAGTTTCTGTTTGCCTACTGTAGAAGAATATCCGAGAGCTTGTAGCGCTTTTCTAAAAGCTCAAGGTATGAGCGTTTCTGTAGGAGGTTCGCGCCTTTCTCGTTCTCCTCAAAGGCCCATTGTGTTTCAACGTCCTTCAGCATTTCTTCTGTGCTTCTGGAACTGACGCTGGTCTCTGCATAAGCAGGGAACGCCGTAGGGGAAACCTCGATTAACTCTACCTCTTCAAGAGTTCGAAGGTGAGGTGCGCCGGCTTCTCCTCTGGTCCAACTATCCTTCTTTACTCTGAAGCCAAAGCTAACCCCACTTACAAACCCTTGCTTAATAAGGGTATAGGCGTCTCGACCCTGTGTCGTATCAGGCAAGCTCAGGTCAAAAGCTAGGCCGCGCTCGTCTTCGGTCAATTTTAAACTGCCGTTAGTCGTGCGACCAATAACCATATCAGGGTTATGGCTCCAGAGTGCGCGTATATCGTTGCTCAAGCTGGAACGAAACGCCCCTGGCGCAATCTTCTCAATAAGTCGCTCGGAGATTCGCGCTTCTTTATTGAAAACGGCAGCATAGCCCCCGACTTTGCGCTCGCTATCCTCGGTCCTTATCTCCTCAAAGGACTGAAAACGCTTTTCAATCTTGCTCATTTGGCGCTCCTAATAGTGAAAACGTATCTTTTACGATGCGCTCGGTCCGAGCTTCAACCTCAATTCCCTTCATTATGTCAGTTCTCAAGCCCTCTGCGTATATGGTTTTCGCTGCTTCAATGACCTTCTGCCTCAAGGCATCATCTACTTGCCTCTCTTCTCCCTCGCGCTTTGCATCTAAAAAGGCAGAAACAATTTCTTTAACCATCTCCTCATTGCGCTGAATCAGAGTATTTACTCCTGACTCTCCAACGTTAGTACGGCCATCAACTGTTTTGTGTTCTTTGACAGCAATCTTTCGTGCGAGAAGTTCCAGAAGCGGCCTTAGAGTTCGGTTAACGTTGGGCACAAGCGTCTCAGGTTCTTGCTGCTTACCTGCCGGAGTGCGTGGCGGTTGCTTTCCTTCTTGGCTTTTATCTTCGAGGGGCTCACTTGCGTCGGCCATATTCATGGGTATGAGATATTTATCGCCAGCTTCTTTTGGTAGAGGGTTGAGTTCCTCGTATGCTCGCCACTCGTTGGCTGAAATAATTCCGTTCTGCCTTTCAATTGCAAGCTTTTGAGCGCGTGCAAGACCATCGCCCCTCAAGAAAGCATTGGCGTTGAACTTTACAAAATATTCCTCTTGCTCACTCTTACTAAAAAGGGAGCACTGAAGACTAGCTTCCCACAATGTGAACCATGGCATCATTGTGTACTGAACAAAGTCGATTGACTGCTGCTCTATGTTGCTGAACGTTGCGCGGTCTAAGTCTCCACCCATATGAGGCGGAACCTGGAATATCCCATAAATCTCGCTGCGTTTAAATTTCATTGAGTCGAGCCACTGCGCTTGCTCGTTACTCATTGCAATCGGCTTATAATCCATCCCTTGCTCAAGGATGCCCGTCTTGCCTGCGTTGTCGCTGCCAGCATATTGCTGCTGCCAGCTCTTGCGAATGTTCTCAATTGACTTTGGGTCTAGCTTGCCGGGAACAGTTAGAATACCGCCAAATCGTGCGCCGTTCTTGAAGGAAGATGCACCATGCTTATCAATCGAAATCGCTGAACCTATGACCTCCATCATTTGGTCGATAGGGCTAAGGCCCACTAAGCCATCTGTCGAGATATCTTTAAGGTGTAAGACTTCATCACGCCCGAGGGTCATCTTGCCACGGCTCGTGAAGTAGTCATAAACGACTTCGCCGTTTTGCTCTCGTGGCACAACGTGGTCGGGATGTAAGGGGCGAAGTGCTTTAATTTCGCCGCCGCGCCCGAACACAATAAAGGCGTAGGCGTTGCCCCTCAAGCAGAGCCTTGCTTGCATCATCTGCTTAAAGTCAAAATAAGTCTGAAAGGCGTTTGTCCTGTCGTAGTGAAAGAGTTTCTGTAGTGGATGCTCTTTGGCTATCTCCCGACCGCTTTCTCCAACACGGCGGTACACGTTCAAAGGCATTGTCGCCAATTGCCTAGAAAGAATCTTTACACATGTATAGACCGCCGATACCCGCATGGCGGTTTCTGGGGTGACGACCTCGCCGCTACTTGATACGGGAAGAGCCCAGTAGTCGCCACGTCCTAGGTTCTCGGCTCGGCGTGAAAAAAGGCTTTTCGTATAGCTCCATAGTCCCATGTGTGCCTCGTTATCCCACGAAAATTATACCGCGCTCTGCATACACGCTATTGCCTCCGACGTGGCGCATGGCTCGGTCGAGAGCCATAATCAAAGCAACCGCTCCGTCTACCTTATCCGTGCTCTTGCGCTTTGAGGGTTTGATATCCCCTGCCGCGTTCTGCTCCACGGTAACATTTGCGGCGTTCCAGCGTAACACCTTGTTTGCTCCGTGGTGGATGCGTTTTGTGAGCACAAGTCCCATAAGCTCTTTGGTTGGACTGCTCATAGACGCGAACCCTTGCCCAAACGGCACCATCGTATAGCCTTTCTGGTCGAGGTTAATAGAGGTCTGGGAAGCGTTCCATCTGTCGAACGCTATTTCCTTTACGTGAACCCGCTCGTTTAAGTCGTCGATGAGTTTTTCAATGTAGGCGTAGTCTGTTACGGCGCCCGGCGTTGTGTGCAAAAGGTTCTCTGCTTTGAATCCTTTGTATAGCTCTTTCGCCGCCACCTTCTCCTCAGGGAGAAAGTAGTGCATAAACGCATAGAACTCGGGCAGGCCAGTCACCCCAAGCCGGCTGAAAACCAGGGCAAGGGCGGTCATGTCTTCGCGAGAAGAGAGGTCCATGCCGATAAAAGCATCTTCTCCGGCAAAAGAGTCGAAATTTAAGGCGACCTCGCCGCACTCCTCCCACTTGCGCATTGGCATCCACCGAATGTCTTGTTCGGTCCATATGTTGAGGTCGAGGCGCTTAAAAGTATTCTCATAGGCTGGGTTGTTCTTTGCCTTCTCGCACTCGGCTATCATGTACTCAAGGCGCTTACTAACACCAAGGTTTGGGTTGGCCTTGTACCACGTTTCTGGTTGTGTCCAGTCGTCCTTCTCCCCAGCCGCAAAGATACAAGGGTAAAATCTAAAATCGGTTATCGAGCCCTCAATAATGCGCGTCGCATAGAAATGCTTCTCCCAGCAGATTGAATTTCTGTCATAGCCGGCTGTCGTCAGATAAACGGTCAGTGGCTGTTTACGGGCTGAGGTTGAGGTCAAGAGCACGTCCACAAGCTCGCGGTCTGGTTGGGCATGGAGCTCGTCTACAATAATGCCGCTTAGATTCTTGCCGTGTTTTGTATAAGCGTCTGAACTGATGACTTGATATTTGCTCGCGGTATTATAAACGCTCATCGCCCTGCGGTAGGCTTTGGTCATTGCTTGGAGCTTGGGGTTAGTGACCACCATTTGTTTAGCAACGTCATAGACCAACGCCGCTTGCTCTGTGTCCGCCGCTGCGCTTACCACCTCAGCGCCCATCTCCCCGTCAGCATAAAACAGGTACAAGGCAAAGCCGGCGGCAAGGAACGACTTTCCGTTTTTACGTGGCACCTCAATATAGACCTCACGGACTACCCGTAGGTCTTCTCCGGTCAGCCAACCAAACACCCGTTTAATTATCTTGCGCTGCCAGCGCTCAAGCTTAAGATTCTGCCCGGCCTTTTCCCCTTTAACGTGCGTGATGTAGCGCTCAAAGAATTTTAAGGCGAGCTCAGCCCTCTCCCATGAGAAGTAAATGGCCTTATCGTCGCAAACTTTTCTAATCGCGGAGACCGAGTGGGTCATCGTCGTCTGCCTCCTCGCCGCCTAAAATGGCCGTGACTCGTGTGCGACTTGATGGGGTCATTCCAAATTGCGCTTCGAGTTTGAGAAGGTTCGCAAGGGCCTGGTTTCTTATTGTGACTTGAGGGAGCGTGCTGATGTACTTGGGCGTGCCATCTTCATGTCTTATTATGAAGAAATAGTTTCGGCCGGCTATCTGCCGCTGCATCTCATTGTACTCAAGGGTCAGGTCGATGTAGCGAAGGAAGGCAGGAACATCCATTAGAGTGAGGGTCCCTATACGAACCATCTCGGGGGCTAGTGTATCCCACACCAAGCGCTGTTCAGGGGTTAGGGGAACGGGGGGCTCTAGTCCACATATGCGCGGCTTGGGCTCGTTGCGCGTCAATTGATAGGGTTTACTTACCCCTTCGAGTTCCCTGATTGCCCTTGGTTTGGGGGCTCTCCCTCGTAATCCCATAACGTTAGTATACTTTAAGCCCCCCCCCTTGGAAATCCACGCGCCCCTGTAAATGCT